AATTCCTTCAACAGACTGATTTATAGCGACATCAACTCCACCATTGCCAGAAATCGCAAACGAATATACTGGGAAGAATGATAACTTTTGATATCTCTTACCAAAACGATCTTCTTTACCTTTTGAATTCTCTACTCTATTTGAGTATGTCTTCACAGAAGAAGATGCGATATCAATCACAGGAGATAGGTATGAAACTGTTGATGACAATTCAACTTTATATCCTAAAGAAGTATCAATATCATTAAGTGTGCTATTGATTTCTGAAGTTATAACTTTTTGATTATTGAAGAATTGCTCTTCATTCAAGAAAGTTTTTTCATAATCTGAAATTGAATATGACTTATAGTTTTGAGTAGAGGAATCAACGGGAATAATATTAGTAGTCTTCACAAATGAATTGATAGAAGTTCCCTCTGATTGAATATAGTTTATTTGAGCATATAACTTCTCATACTTTCTATTATAAGAAGCAATTACAGAACTACCTCCTCCAAATACGCTGCTTCCAGCTCTAAATGGAGCCTTGATGTCATAACTATCAATACCAGAATTGGTTACTTCAAATAAATTTGTATTCAATACAGAACTTGTAATTCCACCAACATCTCTTGCATTATCAAAGAATACGTAAGAATTACCTTCTCCTTCAAAACCATGATTCTTATGAGTGACTCTTACAATCTCATTATTGTTTTTGAATAAAGTTGAAGTAGCAGTAGAATCTGATCTAGCAGAAGTTTCAAAAGGATCTATAGATAATCTTTCATAACCAAGAGGATCATTTTTCAAGAACAACTCTGCTGTTCTGCTGATATCAAATTCTGCTCTGTATAGAGTAAACTTGACATCTTCAAATAAATCTTCAGTCCAATTATCAGTATTCTGAGACTTATAAAGAGAACCTAGTGCAGGTTGTGTTGTAACAGTTACACTCGTTGCAATATCAGGTTCGCCAAGTTTTGAAGCCCACATCATGTAATCTGTGGAATCAGTTTCTACTACAAGTGCATACTCAATATTATTTTGTAGATAAACTGGGTGCTTGAACTTGAAGTTTGTTGGAGTTACAGAATCAAATGCTCCAAAATTATTGAAATCATCAACTGCAACACCCATAGAAACTGCAGGACTATTGATCTCAATATTTGCTCTTACGACGGCTCCTGCTGCACCAGATCCAACTCCTCTAATAACAACTGATGGATTTTCTGTATATCCACTACCACTTAGAGTTATCTCTGTAGCATAAATTTTTCCACCAGATACTTTACAAACAGCAGCTGCTGTGCTTCCACCAGGAAGTTGTGGACTCTCAATAGTTAGAATAGCGCCTTCATAATTTGATCCTGTGGAATCAATAACAAGTTCTGAAATTTTTCCAGAATCTTTAGCAATCTTTAGAGTTAGATTTGTTGAATTTTTATTGTTGGATACTGTTAGTGAGTTGGTATTTACCTGTTCATCTTGAACAAATGTCTTACCATTATGATTAGATAGAACAAATGTATATACTTGCTCATTTGTCAGATTATATGTTCCATCTGATAGAGGAACTACCTCAATATTGCTTCTATCAAAGATCTTTTCTAGAGGACCAGAAGCTCCCGACTTAGCACCATTTACAAGTTCTCCTTGCTTGACTGAAAGATTGCCACTAGCAAATACTTTCAACTTAGTTTCGGGATTCAATACGCTTTCAGTTCCAGGAACAATATTCTTGGATGGTTTACCTAGATCTACATTAGTTAGATAAACTCTAATTGGAATAGTAGAACTCTTCTTATTGAAGAACAAGTCAACTCCAGTAGCAAATACACCACCTTGATAATTTTCAATCTTGAATGTTTGTGCTAATGGATTTGGTTTTACTTCAATATCTGTATTGCTGTCTGCTAATTGAATTCCTTCATTTGCCTTGAAGTATGAAGGTCTAGTAGAAATAATAGAACTTGGATTTTCTGGAAGAATTCCAGATGCATAATATTTTACTTCTGCATATGTATCTACTTCATCTTTATTAGCATTTACAGAGCTTGATGTAAATCTAATAGTCTTCACTCCAGTTGGGAATCTTAGTTGATCAGTATTCGTATCGTATAAAACAGTTTGAATATCATTAGTCCAAGGAGTTCCTTCTACTGGAGGATATCCACCAGGAATAATAATAATGCCACTCGCATTACCATTCTCATCTGTGATTACAGATCTTCCAAATGCTGATGGAGAATTTCCAGCAATACCAGTAAATCTAGAATCAGGGACAACCCATCTTCCAATATCTTTACCTTCCATGAACACAAAGACCTGAGTCTTTGGTTTCATTCTTCTAATAACGTATTTTACATCCTGACTTCTGGCAAACAACTGCAACGAATTTGCTACGGACTTGTTACCGATTGTAGTTTTTCCTACACCTTGTGCCAACTCATAGTTTTGTGGTGTGATATTTGAACTACTTGAAACAAGAGCAAGATCTACATTTGCAGATGATTTTTCACTATCTGTTTGAGTAAGAGGATCAATATTGAAGAATGTTCTATTTGTACCTATCCAATTGATGATTGAACTATTGTAGATGCTTGAGAATGCCTCCTCAGCATTTGACTTAGCAGAGAAAATTGAAAATAGTCCAGTATTGTCGTTAACAACAATTGGTTGAATTGAACTATCATACCATGTATCAACTTGAGGGAATAATTCACCATCGCCAGCATATTGAATAACAACAAATGGATTTGGGTTGATAGTTTTAGTAGCAAATTGATTTGATACTAACTCAAGATTTGTATACGGTAAAGTTACAATACCATTATTATTTGTGTAACCGTATATAGATCTCTCATCATTTGTAGTAAATACTTCTCTGAGAGAAATTGAATCTTCTTTTACCTGAGGTCTCAATACAGATTGCTGCGTATCAATAGAGCACTCATAGTCAATAGACTTTAGATTGCCTACCTTGTGATATTCAAAGTTATCTACGATAAAACCACTCTTGAATCTATCAAGACCAATCTCATCTTTTACTTGCATATTCAGAGCTTGTTGCTCAAGAATGCTTAGAGTTGTATAATGCTCAAGACGCTCAATACGCTTCTCAAGTTTTCCAATATCTCTCATCGTATATCTACGATTGTCAACTGGAATAATCTTTACGTCTTTGCTTGTATTGGTATAAGCTGGAACGTAGATGTAATATAGAGGAATACTATCATCAATAGTTTCTGGTTTTGCTGGATTTAGCGAGGAATTTCCTTCCTTAATAGCAAACTCTCCCTTCTTGGTTAGGAAGACGCCATCAATTCTATCAAGATATTGTGTTTCGCTAAATGAAATCGTAAATTCTAAATTGGAATCTATAGCAGGAGTGCTGCTTGCAATTCCTCCTGGACCTGCAAAACTGGAAGCATTTGTTTGTGAAAGTATTGATGTATCTTGGAATCCTGTTACGATTGAATTAGAATCAACCTTAGGTCTGAAATCAATTACGTTCTTGAGAGAAACGTTACCAAATACAGAAGAATTGAATGCTGGAATTTCTTGTTCTCCAACGCCAGCTTCATGTAAATAAGAATCTACCGTGCAGAAATCTCCCTGGGAATGATCAAAGTAATCAAACCCAACTACTAATTGACCGATAGGAGGATCAAATCCTGGTTTTAGTACAATTCTAGAAACATCATAGAATGTATCTCTCTGTCCATCATCAAAAGTAAATCTGCTAGTAATATCATTACCACTAATCAAAACACCATCTGAGTCTACTACTGGAGGATTTGCTCCACCTTCGTAGATATATCTTAGTTTATAAACATCGGAGTAAGTAAATACTTCTGTATCTGCTGTGTCATAATCATAACCACGTAGAGGAACAACTCTATCTCCAGCAGCAGTAATTACAATTCTCTTATTTGCAATTGAAGTTTTTAGTCTTGGTTTTGCTTTAGAAACTTCTAAAGTAGCAGTAAGTTTCAGAGTTGGGAATCCAGTTGCAATATCACCAAAGAAATCGGAAGGGAGAGTTAGAGTAATACTTCCAGAAGTAAGACCACTCGTAGAATCAGTTGATGTGTTTATATTGACATAACTTTCATCAATATAAACAATATCTCCATTATTGACTACATCTGAACTTCCTTTATTCAGAACAGTAAATACGTAATTCTCTTTTGTGTATGATACAAATCTCTGTGTTCCGAAAGGTAATTGAGCAGCAAATGTTAGATTACCTCCACTTGAAGATCCAGTAGTTACAAAATCTCTTCTGAAGTAATACTTGAATTTAGAATCAGATACATCTTTGATTAGAGATTTTACTTGTCTGCTTCCTGTTGGGAAAATCAGAGTTGACGTTGTTGTATTTGATTGCTTTGGTCTTACTCTAACAACAGATGAGTTTAGTACATCCTTTGGTAAAGCAGAATCCAAATAAATTCTTACTCTCTTTGTACCTAGAGACTTGGTTGCGTATTGAACAATAGATCTATTTACAATTCCAGTTGAATCTGTAAACTGAATTAGATCTCCTTGCTTTACATAATTTGATCCATCGTCACCAAATCCATTACACTCAAGGAATTTATATCCCTGTGTTCCAGAGAAAGTAAATGATGTTACTTGATCGATGAATGAGTATTCTTCTTTGCTGAGCTCAGCATCTGCAGTAAATCTGTTTGCATTTCCAGATCCAAATACCGAATAGAAAGACTTAATATTTTCTGGAGAATAAGTAAGTACAGTATTTCTAAACAATACTGCAATTACTTCTGCTTCTGAAGTTGGATCTCCAGAAGATAGTTTTGCTGTTACTGCTGGAGGATTTGCATAGGTTTGCAATAACGCATTTCTATTGGCAACCGTAACTTTGTAAAGAGCACCAGTATTATCAACACCAACAGAAATCTTTGATGCATCGTATGAGACACCATCAACCGAAATCTGTGTAGCACTTTGAGTATATCCACTACCTCTTCTTGTTACAACAAAATGAGAAATGGTATTTTCATTTGCAATTCTTCTTACATTATTGTCTTCGTCAAAGATAGTTTCACCAGGAATAAAGTTACCATATAGGGTTTTTACGAATAGAGTATCACCATAAGAATAGAACCCGTTTGGAGAACCCTCTACGACCCCATAAGCGCCGCTTTTCGTTCCTACAATATATTTTCCTGCTATAAAGGTGTTTAGTGTTACAGGGGCATCTAGAGTTAGTTTAGTGAAGAAGACTGGATTGAAGTATGATAGTGAGAAAGTGGCATCATCAAAATTAGATCCAGATAGTACCTTGTCATTATTTGGGTTGAATCCTGATGGAAGATCTCTGAAATAGAAGTTCTTTGGTTTTGCTACACCTACTAATGGAGTAAATGAATTGTTGTAATCTCTTACAATACCAAATTCTTGACCAGTTGGACTAATAGCTTGATTTCTATCTCTGAAGATTTTAGTTTCTTTTAGGTTATCATTTTCATTATATTCTTTTAGATAAGCATCTAATTGATCTTTTCTTCCATAAACAGTAAGTTCTAAGTAATCATTAGTTCCTGTACCATCAATTTCTGGTCTCTTTACAATAGACCACGCAATAGAACGGAAAGAATCTACGGTATCTTCTGTTTTTCTAAACCATAAGGTTCCTAATTCAGTCTCGAAATTTAAATTTGTAATATCACCAAAAGTAAATGAAGTATCTCTTTGCTCTATGTAAATCGTTCTTATAGCAATATCTTCATTACTAAAAGTTACTCCCTCTGAAGAGTATGCATATTCTTCACCTCTTCTGGAAATTGTATTTTTGTACCCTCCTTCAGACGCTTTTGAATTCAGTCCAATACTGGAATCATTAAATGTGGAATATAGAAAAACGTTTGGATATGCAGTCAACTCTGCGCCATCTGCATTTAGAGGAACTGATCCATAAACGTTTGAAATCTTGAAGTCTACTAGACCTTTACCTTTGATGGTAATATTGTCTCTTTCAATCGTATCTCTTGCTTTATCTACCTCAAGAAACTTAGTCTCTTTATTTACAATTTCATATCCTCTAACGTAAGCCTTTCCAGGACCTACAGAAGCAACCATCTTTCTTTCTGCTTCTACTACAGGAATATCATTTACAGTATTTGTTTCCCTGTTTAGATTATAAAATCCTAGATTGCCATCTTTTTGATAATACTCTCTAATATCAATAGAGAAATCCTGTACAACATAATCTCCGGACTCATCAAAAGTTCTTCTAGCTAGAGTATCTTCAATAAGAGTATAATCTGCCTTCTTGATCTTCTTCTCAATTACACCAGACTTGATCTTGAGTAACTGAATAAAATTGTTATCAGTTGATTCTGTATAACCATACTTTTGAAGATCTAGTGTAATCTTCAGTCTATTTGCTCCAGGTGAAGCAAAGTTTGAGAATCCTCTTGCGTTATCGTATAGAGAATTATCATCTTCTGCAGCTGCTATAGATTCAGATATTCTAAATCCAACCTTTGCAGATGGTCTATCGTAATACTTATTAACTACTAATAGTTGCTCACTATTTCTTACAAAGAATCCATTTACAAAATAAATTCCTTCTTCTACCTTGACAGCAGAAGCAAAACCCATCGCTGGACTCAACTTTGTTGTAGTCTCACCAGTATCTGGATTTGTTATAGTAATAGAAGTAGGAAGAACGCTGCCATCTGTTCCTACGACCAATAGAGGTGTATTTACACCATCAACTACTTCTAGAGTTTCTCCTTGTCTAAAAGTTGCTTCATCTGCAGCATCGCCACTATTTGTATAATTTACAAAAAGAGTATCTGCTTCTGAAGGATTTGAATATTCTGCTGTGACAATAGTAGCAACAACACCCGAGGTAATTCCCTGAACTTTTTGTCCTACTAATTGCTTGATATCATATTTCTGATACGTTATCTCGCCATTAACATTTACTGCCACTTCGGAAACTGATGACAGCTTTACGTAGTCTAGTCTATTATTAAGACCAACCTCTCCAGGTACTACAAGCTCTCCCTGTTTGAATTGGAACTTTCCATAGCTCTCTATTTGATTTTGTAAAATAGATTGCAAGGAAGTGAGTTCCCTACTTTGGATAGAATATCCAGGTCTAAAAAGAACTCTATAGAAATTTTTAGACGGATCAAAATCGTCAAAGTAGGGATCTACATTGAGGTTAGTCTTCTGTGGCATTTTGTGATTCTATCTACTTTTTTATTGATATAAGCAGGTTAATCAGAACTCAATAACTAGTTTGATATCCTCAATCTGGTCGGCAGCTCTTGTGATTAATCTTCTATTCTCTATGTATATGATATCTCCAGAATTATTATCAATTTCGGGCTGAGAAATGCCGCTAGCAAAGTTTCCAAAGAATGGAGAAATTGGATCATTGTTTTCAGAAGCATTATATGAGGAATCAACAGTTCCTGATGCTAAAGAATCTTCTCCATCAACAGTAGCAGGACCATTTTCAAATGCTCTTACAACACCATTATCTTTGTGATATCTTGGTGACTGGAAGATTTTTAGAATACCACTAAAACTTCCTGGAGCATCTGGAGTCCAAGAAACAACAGTTCCCTTTGCAATTCCTCCAGTAACTGTTTGAGTTACAACTTCATCTGGGGTATAATCTGCTCCAGCACTATCAATCTTTAGTGCAGTCAATCCATTTAGAGTATCTGTTGTAGCATAAGTAGTAGTTCCATTTACGTATGGATCTTTGATAATACCAATTCTACGGAAGTCGTTGTCAACAGGGAAGTCACCAAAACCTTCTGCATAAGTAAGACGAATATTCGCCATTACTCTCTTGCCATTTAGTTCTAGTTCCATGTCACTACCATGACCACCTTGTGGAGGAATAATGACTTTGATCTTACCAGTTGCTCCAGCACCAACAGTTGCTGCACTAGTTAAAGCAGAATTTGTGAATAGTCCATATGCAGTTGCACCAGAACCCGTTCCTGTCTTGAGGAAAATTTCTCCATAAGTATAATCTTGACCACGACCACCAACAGTTACAGATGTAACAGCGCCAGATGCAATAGTAATCGTAGCGTATGCGGCAGTACCATCACCAACAACAGGAGCATAGTAAGTTCCGTCAGCAGGAAGACCAGATCCAGCATCTTCAATCAAATATGCATCAATAGCACCTGGAACTGCTATACCTTCCGTTGCGATTCTAGTTGCATCTGTAGCAGATACAATTGGCATAAAGTCAGATGAAAGAAATCTTAGAACATCATCTGTTGGAATAGTATACATGTATTTCCAAGTATACGCTCCAAGAGTAAGCAACCCTGTAGCGCCAACATATCCAGGGTCTGTGGTTGTGGGTTCGTTAACTGATAATTGCCCATTTGGATTTGCTGGATTTGTTCCGTTATAAATGCACTTCCAAACTTCATACTGAGCATTCATTACATAGAACTTAGCATCAGCAATAGATGATTGACCAGTAGCAGTTAGATTGCCTGTTCTACCAGTTCCAGATGGAGCATAATCTGGTCTCCACATATCATATGTGGTATTCACTTGCCAATTATATCTTCTGATCACAGATCTTACATACTGATCCGTAATTCTCTTTGCTGCAATCAGATCATCATAGACTTCGAATTTTTCATCTTGATTATCTTCAGGAACCGTTGGAAACTCCTCAGTTCCGTAACGGTAGATACCTGTTTTAGCAGTAGCTCCTGTGTCTGATCCACCCAAATATCCTTTTAGGGTTGAACCTGGAGTTGGTACGCTAGAAACTCCACTAGCACCATTAACATTATAAAGTAAAAGACTATCTGTATAAACTTCTCTGACCACTCCTTTGAAGGTAGATGAGAGATATGATGTTCCAACATATACTTCGTCACCTTCGTTAAAAGCAGTTGCGTTTTGACTATAGATTTCTAAATACGCATCCCATCTTTGTGGACGACCAACAAAGAAATACAATCTGCTTCTTTCATCGCTAGTATCACTACTACCTTCACTGAAAGACTCTATGAATTGTTTCGCATTAAAAATTCTAAACTTATCTGAAATGATGGCAGGCATTTATAAGACTCTTTTACAATTTCTGATTTATTTATAACGTTTGAATTCAGAACGTTCTGATATAATCACCTGCAGAATGATTCTGCTCTATAGTTCCATTAAGAGCTCTGGTTATTCCCAATAAACGATCGGATAGTTTGGATGTATATGAGATTATTTCATCGCCAACTAGCAGTTCTCCTTCAGATGGGAAAGCAGAAGTGTCCGTATAAAGAACAGTATCTCCAATATTAAAATCAAATCCTTGAGTGATCATAGATCCAAAATTATTGATAGATGGATATCCAGAAATATATTTACGAGACTTGGATGGTGAAACTTTGAGAGTATCTGGATTATCAAAATCTTCAATTGTCAATTCTGGATATAATGCGGAGTATTCTTCAATTGTAACTTCCGAGACATTTGAATATCCATAATCAATAAACTTGAATGATTCTAATGTAACAAGTCTATTTCCTAGAATATTTTGCGTATAGAAATCATTAGGATATGTACCATCATACAACTTATCAACTGCACCAACAAAAGTACTTTGTTTTGATACAGTCTTGTTATGAATGGAAGTTACTATGCTAACATCAGATTCTATTATGGATTCTATAGATTTTTCAATACTTACAATAGAATCTTCTATTACTGATGGTTCTATTATTATAATTTTATTTGTTGTTGACGTAGAACTAATACTTACTACATCTTGTACTTGTACTATTTCGGTAATTTGTCTTTCTACCGTAGTATCTCGACCAAACCCCAACGTAGCTTCCGAAGTAATAGTATTAATACCCTCTGTATCAGTACCGCTAACTGAAGTAAAAACAATTAGATCATCTACTTCAATTCTTGGACTAATGCTAAAGAAAGTAATATAATCAATCTTTCTATTTTCTTTTACTCTCTTATACCTTCTAGCAACTACGACCTTAGGAGATTCTGTGTAACCAGATCC